TTCGAGTCTCAATTGGTTAAAGATAGAGATTTAATTAATACATTAGACACTGTAAAGTTTGTTATAAGTGAAGAGGGTGTTAAAAGTTTTATAGTTAAAAAAATACTTAAATTGTTTAATAGTAAACTTGGGTATTACCTAAGAAAGTTAAATTCAACTGCTATTATAACTTTTAATGAGTATTTTGAAGATACTATAGTTAATGAAAAGGGTAAATTAACGTGCTATGATAATTATAGTGGGGCTGAGAAGAAAGTAATCGATTTAGCCATTATGTTTACCTTTCTTGAAATGCTTAAGCTTCAAGGCAATGTATTTTATAGCGTTCAATTCTATGATGAGCTTCTGGATACTAGCCTAGATGAAACAGGTGTGGAGATGGTTTTAAACATATTAAATGAATTTACCGCTTCTAATGAGTTGGGCATTTACATTATTTCACATAGAAAAGAGTGTTCAAAGATTAGCTCTGGTGATATTGTTTTTCTTGAGAAAATAAACGGTATAACAAAAAGAGTTAAAGCTAGTTGACTAATATAAATTAAGATATAACTAAATTCATAACGTTATGATTCCAGGTTTTACTTCGCCTTTGGCAGCAAACGCAGCGCGTTTTAGCCTACTCCCACAACCACCAATTGCTCAGCCACAAAATCCGCTGATGCCCCCTGAAGCAAGTTTACCTAGGGCAATTCAATATTACGCAGACTTTTCGGGTTGCGGATTTTGGCGAATGATCTGGCCTGAACATATGCTTAACGCTTACGGACATTGTGTAGTTCATGGTAGTACAGTCATGGTTTTAGACCCTAGATACTACGTTCATACCAAGGTTGTCAGAATTCAAAGACAAGCAACCGAACATCAACTACAGTTTGTCAAATTCTTAAAAGAAGTTCAAAAAGATGTGGGCTTTAGAATTATATACGAAATTGATGACTTAGTATTTCACGAGGATATCCCAGAATATAATAAATTTAAACCTGCATTTACTGATCCAAAGATTCGTACTAATATTCTCGAAATTATGAACCTATGTGATGAGGTTACAGTCACTTGTCAGTTCATGAAGGATTACTACGCGGACAAAACTGGTCATAAAAATATTACAATTATTCCAAACTTCCCACCAAAGATGTGGCTCGGTAATCATTATGATCCGAAGTGGATATCTGATTGTTATGATCAGTATAAAAAGAAACCAAGAATTCTTTACGCTGGCTCAGGGGCTCACTTTGATGTTGAAAATCGGGTAGGTCAAGACGATGATTTTGCCCATGTAATAAAAGCAATTTACGATACAGTCGACAAATATCAGTGGGTATTCCTAGGGGCGTTCCCATTACCTATCAAACCATTAGTTGAAAGGGGAGCTGTTGAATTTCATCAATGGGCTAACCTTTATAACTATGGAGAAAAGATTAAAAACTTAAGAGTTAATATGATGGTCGCCCCGCTAAAAAATAGTAATTTCAATAAATCAAAATCTGATCTTAAATTAATTGAAGCTAATGCTTTTGGCATACCTATTGCGTGTCAAAATCTCTGCACCTATGAAGATGCACCATTTAAGTTTGATACAGGAGAGCAGATGATTGAAATTATCGATGATGTGTTGAGTAAAAAAGGTAGATATATGAATCTTTCTGCAAAAGCTCGAGCTCAGGCTAATACAAGATGGTTAGAAAACCCTGAGAATTTCGCATGTTATGTTGAGCTAATGACCAAACCATACGGTGATAGTGGTAGAACTCGACTTAATGAGTTGAACGGCATTACAATTTAACCGCCGATCTTTTTATAAAAAAGATAACAAAGGCAGGGATACCCTAAAAACGTTAAAATAGGCCAATATAACGGTAGACTAAACATTACCATTAAAACAAAACCTATTATTAAGGATAGCCAAAAACTACAGCATATCCAACACGCTATTAACTCACCCAACCAATTATTTTTTAAAGATATATAATCATCAAACTCATGAGGCATTAAAACCTTTTTAAAAAGTATTTTACCTAAAGAGATTTTAAGAGGCGAAAAAAACCATAAAAGAAGTAAGCTATTTACTGCTAATAAACCAAACCCAAAGATTAAAAGCAAATTTAATATATGTGTGCTCATTATCTTACTAAAGATGAAATAATAGCTATGTATTTGTTACGTAAAGCTCTTTCTAAACAGCCTCCGCAACCGCCCCTACTTTGGAGATCCATAAATTCTTTTTTATATTGATCCCTTATAGCATCACAGTTTATTATATCGCCTGGGCAAGGCTCATCGAGTTTAAAAAATTTAAGTTGATCCTCGGTCATAATCCTCTATAATAAATTAATCTATCTATAGTATTTATCAATATGAGTTATAGAAATGTTTCTTACGATCCTAGAAATGAGCTGATAAAACTCTTTACCTGGGATAATGACGGTAAGAGAGTTGTTATTGATGCATCGTATAATCCATACCTATATGTTGAGATAAATTCTGAGACTAATAAGAAAAGTATATTTAATACTAGTCTTAAAAAGAAAGAATTTAAAAACCAATACGAGCGTTCTAAATTTATTAAAGAATCCGGTACGAAGAGATTATTTGAAAATTTATCTGTTAATCAGCAATTTTTGATTGATACTTTCTGGAAGGACCACGAAAGTGAAGACTTTATCAAACATGATCTTAAAATTGGAATATTGGATATCGAGACTTATTCACCAGATGAATTCCCTATACCAGAGGCCGCTAACCACCCCGTAAATATCATTACAATTTTTGATTCCATTAGTAAAAAATATTATTCTTGGGGATTAAAAGACTACACAAATAATGATGATGAGGTCATTTACAAATATTGTAAAGACGAAAAAGTTTTATTAAAATCTTTTATTGATCACTGTGAAAAAGATTACTATGATGTTTTGACTGGCTGGAACTCAAACTTATTCGACTTACCTTATCTAATTAATAGAATAAGAAATTTATTAGGAGACGATGAAGTTAATAGACTTAGTCCTACAAAGAGAGTTTATTTTAGAAGTATGCGTGGCCAGTTCGGTAAAGAGCAAATTAGATGGTTTGTAGATGGAGTCTCATGTATTGACTACCTAGACGTTTATAAAAGATTCTGCCTTACTAATAGAGACTCATACAAGCTAGATAATATCGGCGGTATAGAGCTCGGTGAGACAAAGGTTGATTATGGTAATACAAACCTTTCTAGTTTAGCAGATGATAACTGGCAGACGTTTGTTGATTATAACATTCAAGACGTAAAACTAGTTGTAAAGTTAGAAAAAAAGCTTCAATATATAACGTTATTGAGAATGTTGAGTCATATTGGTTTGACAACTATGGAAGCAGCTATGGGCAGTATGGGGGTTATTGTAGGTGCTTGCGCTATTAGAGGTAAACACCGTGGTCAAATTATACCTACATTTATAAGACCTCCCGATAACGGTACACAAAATGAAGGTGCCTATGTTAAAGATCCGGTTAGAGGTTTTCAAAAGTATGTAGTAAGTTTTGACGCTAACTCACTTTACCCCTCTACGATGATAACTTTAAACTTATCACCGGAGACTAAAATGGGTAAGGTTATTAAAAAAGACGAAACAACAATCACTATACTAGATGCTAATCACAATGAGCATAAACTATCAAACGAGAATTTTAAAAAATTAGTAACTAAAGAAGAGTTAACTATTAGTAAAGCCGGGGTTCTTTTTACGCAAAAACGTAAAGGTCTTATACCTGAAGTTGTTGATCACTATTATGGGTTAAGAGTTAAGGTTAGAAGAGAGTTAAACAAACTTAAAAAACAATTAAGCGATAGCGGTTCGAACGATCAACATGTAAAAGATGAAATAAACAGACTTAACATTAAGCAGCAGACAATTAAGGTCCTTATTAACTCAGTATATGGCGCTTTAGGTAATAAGGTTTTTCCGTTGGGTGATGATGATTTGGCGCGTAGTATTACTTTAACTGGCCAGGCAGTTGCTAAAACAGGTAATAAAATACTAAATGAATACGTAAGAGAACTATGCGGCAAGGATATTCCAGATATTAGCTTATACAGTGATACCGATTCAAGTTATGTAACTCTTAAAGACGCTATCGAAACATTAAACATAACGCCTGTTAAAAATAATAAAGTTACAAAAGAGTTTTACGATTTAGTTTCTAAAGTTGAAAAACACTTAAACTCTAAAATTATTGAATGGGGTCAAAAAAGTCTCAATAGTAAAGATTGTCGCTTCGAGTTTAAAAGAGAAAAAATATGTGATGCCGCAATGTTCTTGGCTAAGAAGAGATATGTACTACACGTTTTAGATGACGAGGGTATACCTTGCGATTTTTTCAAATACACAGGCGTTGAAGTTGTACGTACAACAATGCCTAAACCTATTAAACCTCTAGTAAAGAAAATTATAGAAACAATGCTTCTTTCTCAAAGCATACAGCAAACAAATGGTATACTAGAAGAGACTTATGATATTTTTAAGAGCTTACCAATTGAAGATATCGCTTTTGTTTCTGGTATTAAGGGGTTAGAAGGAAAAGCCGCTCTTTGCGATGGTTTTAGCACTGCAAAAAGTATGCCCGCTCACTTTAAAGCAGCTTACTATCATAATTTACTTCTCAAAAAAATGAATGTAGAGCAGGTTTATGAAAAGATATCTAGCGGTGATAAGGTTAGGTTCTTTTATGTTAAATCACCTAACAAATTTGGCATCAAGGCTATTGGTTTTAAATATTACTATCCAAAAGAGTTCAGAGAAGTGTTCGAGCCCGACCACGAAATTATGTTTAATAAAATTGTGTATAGTGTTGTAGAGAGATTTTATGAAGCTGTTGGTTGGACTCCTAAGAAACCAGGGGAAATTACTCAATGTGATTTGTTTGATTTATTAAAATTTGACTAAGATAGTTGCACTTAAGAAAAACACAAATATATAACTTTATATGAAAATTAAATTACTTGTTGATCACGTTGGTCATAATATTGTTGGTGAATTAGTTGAAGAGAATGATAAAACTATTGTTCTCCGTAACCCGGCTGTTCTTTTCGCTCAGCCTAATCAAAATAATCAGTTACAGGTTCAACTTTTTCCAGTTCTTTTCAAAGAATTTTTGAGTGGAGCTGGTAGAGAAAAAGGTGCTTCTTTTACATATAGTAAGGACCGTATTGTAGAAACTGATGCCGATCTAGATGAAAAGCTCGTTCAGCAATATAAAGCAATGTTCACCGCTCAACCCGGTGGAAGTGCAGGTGCACCTGCTAATGATTCAGAAGTAATTAAACTTTTCGACGAATAAACGTGCAACAATAAAAGAGCTACCGAAGGGTAGCTCTTTTTTTTTGGTTGAATTACCTTTGACATATATTATAATTTGGTTATGGAAAATTCTAAACAACTCGAAAATGTATTTGAAGCTTTTGAAGACTCACCTTATGCTAGTTTCTTGTCTGAAAATGCTCTATCTAATGTAGAGACATGGTATGATACTGGATCGTATGCATTAAATGCTATCATTTCTGGTAAATTAAAAGATGGTGGTGTACCGAAAGGTAGAGTGATTATCTTTGCCGGTGAGACTGGTACTGGCAAGACTCTTCTTATTAATAAAATCCTTGGTTTAGCACAAAAACAAGGCGCACACCCGGTGATTTTTGACTCTGAGTTTGCTGTCGATGCAGAATCTGCAAAAGCTGTGGGATTAGACCCGGAAACTACAAAATATGTACCCATCGATACTGTTGAAGGATTAAGAAATTCCGTCTCTAAGTTCTTAGATAAAGTCATCGCTAATAAAATGCAGGGTAAATTTATTATCTCTATTGATAGCCTTGGAAACCTTTCATCAGAAAAAGAACAACAGGATATTCTTAAAGATAAATCTGCAGCCGATATGGGTTCGAGAGCAAAAGGTATAAAGAGTTTACTTAGAACCTTAACACTTAAAGCTGGTCAGGCAGGGGTTACAGTATTGATTTCAAATCATACCTATGCTGATCCAGTTGCTCTTTACCCTTCATTAATTAAAAACCAATCCGGTGGATCGGGACCGCTTTATATGGCTTCTGTAATTGTTCAGCTTGCTAAGAAAAACGAAAAAGCTGAAACAGATGACGAAGAAATTCTTCCGGAAGCTAGAAACTATGCAGGAGCTACTCTACGAGCTCTTACTACAAAGAACCGTTTTGTACCACCATTCCTAGAAACGTCTCTATACCTTAACTTCCTTAAAGGATTAGACAAATATTCTGGCCTGTTTGAAATGGCAGTTAATCATGGTATAGTCTTACAAACAGGTTCTACATATACAATGCCCGATGGTAAAAAGCTTGGTTATAAAAAGAACTTCATTAACGAGGAATTTTATGAACAAATTATTATTCCTCAACTAGAAAATATTCTAGCTGAAAAGTATAGATATTCTCAGCCAGAGGAAAATAAGGGAGTTGAACAATCAAGCTAATATATAAATATTATAATGAAAAATATTATTCTTAGTTTATTTCTTTCGGTTTCTTTAGTTGTAGTTCCTGGTTGTGCCGTTTTTGAAAACGTTTCGAAACCCGGTCAAACAATACAAAATTACTTACCCTACATTGAACCTACCACAGCTATCGCAGCTTCAGCTGTTTTTGTTCTTGCTATTAATGGTAAGGATAGAGCTGAAAAGGCTGCTGTAATATATACCGTTGCTGAT